ATCTTCGGCGAGCACACGATCACCGCCTGGCAGACTGTTCAGACCGCTTACGGCCCGAAGAAAGGCCCCGAGTGGTTGATCCAGGGCTGCATGGTGGTTGAAGAGAACAAGCTGGTTCGAGACTCGAACGGTGCTGAGATCGTCTCCACCGCTCAGGCAGCCGTTCCACCCGAAGCTAGGCAGGATCTGGAGCCGGGCACGATGATTCGACTGCCTTCCGGGCGTGAGACAACCATCATCTCGGTGGAGAGCGTCGAACCGCTCTCGCTTCCACTGCCCAGCTTCGTTCGCTTGAACCTCGCGTGAGCCGCTTATGGGAATCATCATCAGAAGCAACTGGCGAGGCGAGCTAGTCAAAGCCAGATCGCATGAAAGCGCCCAGGCCGGAGTCATCCGAGCCGCCGAGCACCTGCGAACCCAGGCGGTTAGGCAGGCACCGGTGGATGAAGGAGACCTGCGCCGGAGCGCCTCGGCTGTGAACCTCAGCGGCCTTGGCCTGATCCAGGCGGCTGTGACTTTCAACCGGCCCTACGCGGTGAGGCAGCACGAAGAACTCGGCTACAGACACCCGAAGGGCGGCAAGGCCAAATACCTAGAGGATCCGATGAACTCCGAGGCACCAACCATGCTTCGGATAATCTCCGCAACCATCGCGAGGGGAGGCTGACCATGATCGCTGAAGTCATCGACGCAGTGTGCCAGCACCTCTCCCAGGCGGGAATCTTCTACTACCCAGGCGCAACAGCCACCTACAAGCCGGGAGCGGGCCAGGTGCCCGTCACGGCGAAACGACTGCCCGCTCCCTGGGACACCGCCGCCGCTGTGAACGTCTACAGCCAGGAATTGCCTCTCCCAGGCAGCGATACCGTCATGGTGAATGTGCAGCTGCACGTTCGTGCATCTCCCACCGCCGATATCCTCGCAGACCGAGCAGTGGAAGCCCTCCACGGCGTGCACGCAGCCCAGTGGGGAAGCCTCCGCGTGGATCGTTGCGTCCACCTGACCACTGCCCAGCTCGGAGCGGATGAAAAAGGCCTCGACCATCGCACAGACAACTTTCAATTAATCTTCCACACGAAAGGATAACCACATATGGGATCCGAACTGTCAGCAACAACTTCGCCCACCGAACCCACGCAGTACGGCTTCTCTTACGAGTACGGCGTGGACATTAAGATCAGCAACGAATGGAAGCCGATTCGCTTCATCTCTTCGGTGAACCCCACGGTATCGCCGAAGGAAGTCGACGCGGCAACCTACGACGATAACGGCGCTGACCACCCCGTCCGCGTCGGCGAAACCCCGTCGCTGTCTTTCTACGTGCAGATGCACCGACTCGCGTCCGGCAAGTTCCTGCCCGAGGTAGAGGCACTTCTCGCCGCAACCCGCCCCGATGCTGTGGGCAGCCTCGGCGCGGTCCAGGTCCGCTACTACGATAAGCCGGTCAAGGGCAAGCCGAACCCTGACGAAGCATACGAGCTTATCGCAACGGTCAGCGCTGAGCGCGCTTCCACCGCTAACTCCGAGCTGGGAGGCTGGAACTTCACGCTGAACGGCCAGGGCTCGCGTATCAAGATCACGAACCCTGCACCGACCAACCCCGCCGCCTGACCTTCACCGCATACCGCCCGACTCTGACTAGTTCTCCCAGAGGCGGGCGGTCTCTCATATACCCCTCTTTTATTGAAAGGCCTCTCCCCTCATGCTTGACCTTACAAAGTACGCACCCTACGAACCTCTCACCCTGAAGATCGGCGACTGGGAGTTTACGAGTCCCGTGCCGAACACCCGAACCGGGCTGCTCATCCAGAAGTTCTTAGAACGTGTGGGCGACGAAGCCGCCGGAAACGTCCAGGGCGAGATTGAGATCGACGGCTGGCCCGAGACAAACGAAGAACTGTCCAAGATGCTGCTAGGCGAAGCCGAATACGAGCGCCTCGCGGCCTCTGACTGCCCGGCTTCCTACATCTTCCTGGCCACCCAGGCCGCGCTGATCTACTGGTCTAACGGCGGCAGTGAGGCCGCCGTCGAGATGTTCATAGCCCACGCTTACCCGACCGAGGACAGCGCCCCAAAAGCCCAGTAACACCCCAAGAGTGGGCACCATACGGCGTGGGTGAGATCGTCGGATACTGCGACGATGGCACGCCACTGTACGAGGACTACCTGATACCCGAGGACCTGAAGCCCGTATCTCCAGAGCCTGCGGGCAGCGCGCCCGCCTGGGCTGAAATCGCGGCCCGCTGGGAGTACGTCGCAGCCGATCTCATGCAGTTCTATGGCCTGGCTGACTGGCAGGCCATGGAGTCGCCCTGGCCCTGGTTCCACTCCCTGGTTATGAGACTTCTCGATATCCCGGAAAGCCGCCTCGCCCGGCTCTTCCCACCACCACAGTAAACCGAATAACGAAAGGCGAAACGTATGAGTCAGCTTGACCTCGGAACCCTGATCGCAAAAATCACGGTGGACGACAAAGGGTTCACCGCCGGGATGGACGCGGCCACCCGAAGGACTCAGCGTTTCACCGCAGATGTGCAGGCTCAGGGCGGAGCGGTGGACCGCGTGTTCCACTCCCTGGGCCGCTCTGCCAAGGCCTCCCTGCAGGTCGCGGCAACCGCAGCCGCTGCAACCACGGTAGGCGTGGCCGCTCTCGGCAAGAACACGATCAGCACCGGCCTGGCGTACAACGCCATGCAGCAAAACGCTAACGCGGCCCTAAAAACCATGCTTGGCAGCCAGAAGGCCGTCAACGAGCAGATGGAGAAACTGGGCAAGCTCGCTCAGAACTCACCGTTTAGCAAAGCGACGTTTATCTCGGCGCAGCAACAGCTGATCGCTTTCGGTGTCGAGGTCGAGAAGGTCATCCCGCTGCTCGACGCGATGCAAAACGCGGTAGCCGCCTCCGGTGGCGGCTCGCAGCAACTGGCAGACCTCGCGTTCGTTGTCGCCCAGATCAAGGCGGCTGGCAAGATCACCGGCCAAGACCTGATCCAGCTAGGCCAGCGAGGCATCAACGCCGCCGAGATTATCGGCAAGGCTTTCGGCAAGTCATCCGCCGAAGTCAAGGCCATGATCTCGAAAAACCAGATCGACGCAGACCAAGCCATTGATGCTCTGACCAAAGGCATGATGGAGAAGTTCGGCGGAGCTACCGACGCGATTAAAAAGCAGTGGTCCGGCGCTGCGGACCGTATCAAGGCTGCTAACCGCGATATCGGCGCAGACCTGGGCAAGATGTTCATTGATCCCACGGGAGGCGGCCGCGCGGTTGAATGGGGTAACAAGCTCGCAGACGTGCTCCGCACGTTCCAGAAGCGCCTGCGCGAAGCCCAAGGCGGAGTAGAGGACTTCCTCAGCCCGGCCTTCAAGAACATTTCTAAAGGCCTGGACGCAGCGAACAACGCGTTGAAGAAGTTCGACGCAGCCAGGGCTGGCGCGCAGCTGGAGAAGCTCACCTCTTACACGCCTCTGATCGGCGGAACGACCGCCGCCCTCATGACGTTTGCCCTCCAGCCTATCCCGGTGATAGGCCAGCTGGCCTCAGCCATGGGACCGCTAACCGTGGGTGTGGCCGCCCTGATCGCCGCGAGCCCCGAGCTGCGCAAGGCGGGAGGCGCTTTCGGCGAAGCCTTCAAGCCTGGCGAGAAGATCCTCGCCTCTACCACGAAACAGCTCGCAGACCTCGCGATCCAGCTGATTAAAGACCTCTCCCCCGCCTTAGAGTCCGGCGCGAAGGGCCTCGGCACGTTCCTGACGAATATCTCGCCGCTGGCTCCCGCCTTGGTCTCGGTACTCTCAGCCCTGGCACCCGTGGTCACGGCTGGCGCGGAGCTGGCCTCGGCGTTCGCGAACCTTCCCACCCCGGTGCTGGCCGCTGTTGTCGCCCTGGCAGCCCTGCACGGGCCGCTCGCTCCCCTAGTCTCCAAGCTCACCGACCTGGGCGATGTGTCTAAGAAGTCCATCTCTCAGTTTGTAACCAGCCTCCAAGAGCTGGGCACCGAGCAAACCCGGGCCGTCAAGAACTTCTCGGGCCTGGGCAGCGCGATGACAAACGCCGTCGCACCGGCTGCGAAAACCGTCAGCAACGAGCTGAAAACTATCGCTCCCGCCGCCCAGGGCGCTGGAAACGCCATCACCCAGGTGAGCAAGGCCTCGGCAGCCGCAGGCCCGGCAGTTTTCAACCTCGGGACGCTCGCGAAAAACGCGGGCTCACGCTTGGCAGGCGCTTTCGCAGCGATTCTCTCGCCCGCTAACCTCGCCCTCGGCGCGGTGGCGCTGCTCGCGGGAGCCTTCGCCGCATACTCTCAGAAGCAGGCCGAAGTCACCCAGCGAGTGGAAGAGTACAAAGAAACGCTGGACCGCACCACAGCCGCAGTTTCAGCCCACACCCGCGAGGTGATCCGGAGCAAGGCCGAGACAGACGGTGCGCTGAGCGCCTACGTCGCCCTGGGAGGCGCTGCGGAAGATTACATCCGCGCCGTCTCAGGCGAGGGTGAGGCCATGGAGCGTGTGAATAAGACGCTAGAGGCCAAGCGGGAAGCCGCAGCGAAGGTCGAGACGGCCTACATGGACGGCACGAACGCTGTTTCAGCGTATGCCTACGCTCAGAACAAGCTCGATCCGAACGTTGAAAAGGTCACGGCCAGCCTTCAGCAACAGTCCGAAGAGCTGCAGCGCGCCCAGGATGAAACCCGCAAGAACACGTCCGAGGCGGAGCGCGCGGTCGAGGCGGAGCGCCAGCGCCAGCAAGCCATCGATAAGGCCACAGACGCGATGCGCGCACAGAACGCAGCGCAAGGCAGCTTGGTTGACGCGCAGCTGCGAAGCGCCGATGCTACCGACCGCCTTAATAAAGCGATTGAGGAACACGGAAAAATCACAGTTGACGCTTACGGCAAAGTCAACGTGCTGGACCGCTCGAACCGCTGGTTTATCGACGGTATGCGAGCCAAGATCCAGGCGATCCAGGACGAAGCGCGCGCGTTTGAGAAAACCAGCCACACCCAGGAAGAAGCCAAGGCCAAAGCCGATGAATGGGCACACAGCCTGCAAGAGATGGCCGAGAAAGCCGGAGTGCCTAAAGAGGCCGTAGACGAACTAGTCAAGACTCTGGGCGGCATCCCGGAAGTCAAGCAGACCACGTTCACGGCTGACACCGAGGCGGGCAAGAAGGCGGTAGAGGACTTCATTAACGAAGTCTCCAAGAAGGGCGGAACGCTCACCCTTGATGCCCGCAACGATCCAGCGGTTGAACAGCTCGCACACACTCTCGGCCTGGTAGAGGCCTCTAAAGGCATCTTCGCGATTGACGCGAACAACGAGCCAGCCACGGCGAAGCTGATCGCAGGCCTTGCCCAGGTCAACACGTCAACCGGTGTGATGACCATCGACGCTAATAACAACCGTTTCCAGCAAGTGCTGACAGCCTCGAAGAGCCAAGGCGACAACACCTCTGCGGTTATGTCGATCTACGCGAATGATTATGCATCCGCAAAGGCAGAGCAGGCCCAAAGGTATATCAACTCTTTGAGTTCATACGTCGACGTGTACTACCGCAAGCACGGTGAGAGTGCTCAGTTG